TAAAGTGCTAGAAGATCTTGGGAAAATGCACAATATATGGGTGGCTATGTCTTTAAATTTAGGCGTGCCACCTCATATGGTTGAGGATTTAGTTCAAGAAATGTACATAAGAATACATAAATATATAACTGACCAAGAAAAGATTTATTATCAAGACAAAGGCATAAATCGTTTTTATATATGGACAGTGCTTAGAAATATGTGGAAATCAGTTCAAACACTTAAAAGTAAAAACCCAATAGTTTCTTTTAGTGAATATTATGGTGATATGGAGATTGATGATGATCAATCAGAATCGCCAAATGATTTTACCTTTCAGCAGAAAAAAGCTTACAATAAACTATTAGACAAAATAAACAAGACAGTTGAAGATTGGGATTATTGGTATGATAAAAAATTGTTTGAGTTATATTTCAATTCAGATATGTCTATGCGAGACATTTCACATAAAACAAAAATATCCTTAACTTCTATTTTTAATAGTTGTAAGAACTATAAATCAAAAATAATAGAAGAACATTTTGAAGATTACTTAGATTATAAAAACGGAGATTTCGATAAGATATGAATATACCAGAAGCACCAAAAGACAAAAGAACAAAAGAATATAAGCAGTGGGTAAAAAACCATTCTCAAGCGAGCTTAGGCTTAGGCGATACTGTAGAAAAAATAACTACTGCCACTGGAATAAAGAAAGCTGTAAAGTGGGTAGCAGGGGACGATTGCGGATGTGATCAGAGAAAAGAAAAGCTTAATGAGTTATTTAGCTACCAAAAGCCAAAGTGCCTCAAGGAAGATGAATTTACATATCTTCAGACGTTTTACCAAAACCAGACCTCTCAGATAACTCCAGCACAACAATTAGAATTGTTAACTATTTACAATAGAATCTTTGATGAGAATGTGGCCCCAACTGGATGCACTAGTTGTTTTATAAATGGAGTATATAAGAAAGTTGAGAAGGTATATAATGAGTATTTGTAGAGAAGATCTGCCCGATATAACTCAGTGGGGGGAATCTGATCTGTTTAAATATATTAGATGTTCCTTTTATCCTGACCTACAAAAAGCAAAGAATCCATTAAGTCGGTGGGATTGTTATTCAAAACAATACCGACACCGTATAGAACTTAAATGCAGAACTAAGCACTTCGAGGGTTTACTAATAGAAAAGAAGAAATTTCTTGCTTTGACTGCAAAGGCATCCAAGCATTTAGATGTTCCAATATATATAAATTGCACACCCAGTGGTGTGTTTTCTTTTAACCTTCTTAAAGTAAAACCAGATTGGTTTACTTATCCGTTTAATAAAACTAAAATGTTTGAGCATACTCATAAAGTAGATAAAGTTGTGGCTATGCTCCCCGTAAAAGATGCTATAATATTATGAATAGGTATTTTGAGTTTTTTAACACAAGTCTAGATATTAACAAAAACAATTATGAGAATACCGATAGTTTTCATACATTTGTTAATAAGTCAATACATCACTTAAAAAGGACATTAGTTTCCTTGGAAGAGATTAAGAAAATAAATGATAGAACAAAAGAAGAAACAGATTGACAAGATAGCTGGATATAAAACGTGGGATGTAAAGAGAAAGGTTGATACTCTTTTGGAGATGGACTGCGAATTATACACTAATCTTGGAATGGATTCTTCTAAAGGTGAAAGAAAGACCGCACGGTCAATAAGCATTTATATCTATCGTAGGATTTCTGAAATAAGTCCAATAGATGGGTATTTACTTAAAGCTTGGTTTAATAATAACGTACCTACTGTAGATGAGTAAAACTGTAACCTTATTAGATAACACTACCTGGTCTTATCCAGAACTTATGGATGCTTTAAAAAAAGACTCCTTTTATTATGGATATCTTAATAAAGCTGCTCTTTCTTCCTCTTCAGCTAAAATATTATATCAAAGTGCAAAGTCATATCATAAATCCTTGTTTAAAAAACAGGAGGAAACAAAAGCTCTAAGAGATGGTAGATTGTTTCATACTCTGGTTTTAGAATCAGATATATTTTGGGATAAATATGCTATTGTTCAGTCCTCTACTAGAACTACTCAAATATTCAAAGAAGCAGAACAAGAAGAACTAAATACGCAAAAAGAAGTTATATTAGAAAAGGAGTACTTTGCTATGCTCTCCTTGTATGAGAATGTAAGGAGGTGTGATGACGTAATAGAAATGTTTAAGGGGGGCAAAGCAGAGGTTCCTAATTTTGGTTTTATTATGAACTTGCCCTTTAGGTGTAAGGCAGATTATTTAACTGATTCTGGTATTGTAGACTTAAAGACTACTATGTCATTAAAAGGGTGGGAATATCAAGCCAAAAATGTATATCATTACGATATGCAAGCTTATATTTACAGTAAAATATTTAATGTAGATTATTTTACTTTTGTTGTCGTTGAGAAAGGATCTGGAGAGATCTTAGTCAGCGAAGTCTCCAAAGAGACTTTAGACAGTGGTAAAGACAAAACGGAGATTGTAATTGAGAAATATATGAAGTATTTCTACAAGAAAACAGAGGAGCAAATTTTATCTGAAATATTTAACGACTATAAAGCAACAATAATATGACAGGGAAAGAGAAGTATGATTTTGATGTGAAGAGTTTTTATTATGTAACTCTAATAGATTTGGTAAGTGGTGTTTCCTTTGAAGAAATTGATGATCAGCTGCGGGAGTTTGAAATGCTAGAAAATTATGAAGCTTGTGATGGAATTGCCAAAGCGGTTAAGTTTTCCACAAATAAAACTATAAGAGAAATCAAAAGAGAAATAAGTGAATTAGAAATATATATGGAAACAAAAAACGAAATAGATGCTTAGTTTTGATCATAAAGTAAACACACTGAAACACCTTATATCTACAAAATTAAATGTTGATGTAAATATGCCTACTCGGAGAAGAGCTTACGTTGAGGCTAGGTTTATTTATTTTAATATACTTAGGTTGGAGAATTACGGATTAGCTGAAATAGGAAGAACTGTAACCAAGGATCACGCAACAGTCCTTCACGGGGTACGACAGGTTGAGAACTGGACTGAGACCAATACAAATAAATCCTTTATAGAAAAGTATAAAGAGATACTTGAATTATATAAGCAGGCCCCTAACCAGTTGAACTTTGAGATTCCTTCTAATGAAGAACTGGTCTCGATCTTATAAAGATGAAGCAGCTTCCTGGTGTTTGCGCAACGGGTATAAAATATATCTAGACCCAGTATTCCCCTGTACAGGTAAACGGTATGGTCGTAGCACGGTTTGTGTAGATTTTAAGGTAACCGTAGAGAAAGGCGGACAGAAGAAAAGCACTAAGACTATTTACAAACAGAGTGAGGCATCCGAAGAGGTTTGGCGATTATATGAACACTTCTACAATAAACACTTCCTAAAACACGCTGATAAATAATCAGTTATATTATTATGGGTAGAAAGCCAAAAGAATTTAAGTATGTCAGAAAGAATGATGGCCGAAGAAATAATGGGCGTAAAAAAGGAGATACCAATATAAAGAAGGCAGTAGCCTCTACCACTCACCTGAATGATGCAAAGAAAAAACGTATTGGTGTATATGCTTTAAATGCTATGAACCAAGTCTTTGGCTCAGAGGAAGAAGCCTGGCAAGAGCTTGCTAGGCAAGCCAAGGATTCTTTTGCTCACCTTAAATTGCTGTTTGAGTATAAGTATGGCAGGCCCACAGAAAATATAGATTATACTTCTGGCGGACAAAAGCTAAACATTCCAATTACCAATATCTTTGCAGGAACACAGAAACCACCAGAGATAGAAAATACAATTGATATTACTCCACAAGATGAAGAGAATAACTCTGCTTGATTTGTTTAGTGGAATAGGTGGTTTTCACCTTGGTCTGCAAAGAGCTGGATTTAAGATAAAATCTTACAATTCGGAGATAGATAAAAATGCTAAGGAGGTATATAAACATAACTTTAAATACAGTACATATGTCGGATCAGTTACAGATGTTCGAGGATCACAACTCCCAAGAATTGATGCCATCACCTTCGGAAGCCCTTGCCAAGATTTCTCACTTGCTGGAAACCGTAAAGGGATGGAAGGAGAACGAAGTAGCCTTATCCTTGAAGCAATTAGGCTTATACAAGAATGCAGACCTCGTTTTTTTATATGGGAAAACGTTAAAGGAACTTTCTCCTCAAATGCTGGCGAAGACTTTGCGGCAATCCTGCAAGCGTTTGCCAACCTTGGGGGTTATAGACTTGAATGGCAATTGCTTAATACAAAGTGGTTTTTACCCCAAAACAGAGAGAGAGTCTACCTTGTCGGATATACTCCAGGACAAAGTAGAGGACAAATATTTCCTATCGGAGAAAGCATTAAAAGGTATGTTGATGAGAAAGAATCTTCCGCCTGTATCACAACAAGCTACCACAAGGGAGTAAATTTTGATAATCAACTTATAGCAGCTCAAAGAGGAAGAAGTTATAGAGGTCAACCACAACGTCTTGAAATAAATTCAGAGGGGGTAAGTAACACCCTAAGCTCTGTTCAAAAAGACAATTATGTTTTAGGATATAGTAGAGATTCAAAAGGTAAAGTTGTTAGTAGAAATAAAAAATACTTAGCAAATACAGTTTATTCTTCTACAGGTGCAGGAGGTAATACAGATCAATTTTTAAACTCTATAAGAAGATTAACACCTATTGAATGTGAAAGGCTACAAGGCTTCCCAGACAATTGGACACTAGCAAATGGAATCTCTGACACACAGAGATATAAGTTGTGTGGAAACGCAGTAACCGTAGACGTAGTAGGAGCTGTAGGGAAAAGAATATTAGAAACTGTTTATGGAAAAGCCCCAGCTTAATCAGAAGTATCAAGCTTTAGGGAATGACACTCGTTACTTTGTAGTGACGGGTGGTAGGGGATCTGGTAAGTCATTTGCAGTAAATGCTTTCTTAGCTTTCCTTACTTTGGAAGCGGGCCATAAGATACTGTTTACTAGATACACTATGGTCTCTGCTGCTACATCAATTATTCCTGAGTTCCTGGAGAAGATAGAAATGTTTGGTATAGCCAAATACTTTCGCATAACTAAAGATGAAATCTTAAACACAGCAACTGG